TCCCATCATTCGCCGCATATCTTCATTGCGCATAATACCGCCGTTTGAACCTGGAATAAACATCTCAGGTCCACGCTCGCCAACCATGTAAGGGCGACCAGCATTCACTGGGCCGCCGTTGGCTGCAAAGCCCACAGGGGCTATCCCTTGGTCAACCCCATTAATATTCAATCCCAGCCCAGTTTGGACAGGAGCGTCAGGCAATGTCTGTGGAGGAGTTGTAGAACTTGCGCTAGCAAGGCCAGCAAAAGCCTTTGCAATACCAATCGCGATGTAGGTAGCAATCATTCGAGCACCTTCTTGTGCCAAAATTTGGCCAACGCTCTTCAAGAAATCAGCAAATACCTCTTTAGCGTTCTTAGTCCCCTCAATTAAGCTGGTAATTCCATTTGTCAATGCACTACCAACTGCATTGCCAATACCTTGCGCAACATTAATTGCTACTTGCTGCAAATCAACAAGGCTAGCCTTGGCGTCTTTAATAAACTTATCTATTGGCGTTTGATTTATAAGCTGCTTAAAGACTTTCATTTGTTCTTCAATTTGCTCAGTCGTAATCCCACGATCGCGCATGCCCTCAAGCCTTTCACGCTCTCTTTGAATCTCTAACTGATTAAACTCTTCCTGTGTAATCAGGCCAAGCTCAAGCTTGCGGGTGGCAAGTGCCTGTTGCAGCTCTTGATTCAAACGCTTTCTGTCAGCCATTTGCCTTGCGAGCTGCTCTCCCATTTCCTTCCCAATTCTTGTGATTCTTTCCTGTAAAGCCTTTGTTTGATCCGCTTCTCTTTTATTTATTCTTGCCAGCTCAACTCTTTGCTTTTGCTCTGGCAAGGCTTTAGCAGCCTCTCTTGCGAGATCAGCCTCTAGCTTGATTCGTGCTTGCAGCCCAAGAATTTCGTCTTTACCAAGATTAATGCTTGCAATTCTTGCGTCAGCCACGGCCTTCGTGATGTCTTTTATGCCAGTGCGGGTATCAGGATCAGGCTCCAAGCCCGGCAGCTCTTGAGCTGAGTCAAAGTCTCCAAAAGCGAAAGGCTTGAAGTCAAAAAGTTGTTTAATGATTTCATCTCTCCGCAGCTGAGATGTATCAACTTGCCCTTGCCCTTGCTCGCTAAGCACAGCAGCCCCTCTTTGCCGCGCAAGGCCCATTTCGACCCCATAAGCTTCTTGCACATTTCTTTGGAAGCTGGGATGAAACTCTTGAGTTCCTGGAATCCCCCCGACAGTTGGCGTTACATTTCGAGCCGCTTCTTCGGCTCTTCTTAATGCTTGTTCTGCATTAAAACCACCAGCCTGCAACTCGCGCTCTCTCATGACAGCGCCATGAATTGCGTCAACGCCTTGACCGAACAAAGAAACTATCCCACCAAGTGCAGGCCCGAGACTTCTGGAAATTGCGTCTCCAAGCCTGCTAAACACTTGTTTAATTTTTTCAGCCGCAAAAATAAAGTCAACGACCAGGTTCTGCAAAACGGTCTTATTGTCATTTGCAAAGTCAACAATTCTTTTGAACAAATCCTGGAAGCCAGAGCCTACTCTCAAGAAAAATCCTCCAAAGTTCTCGACAGCCTCGTCTAAAGCAAGCTTCAATCTTGCTCCGGCCTTTTCAGGTGCATCTCCAATAAGCTTTGCGACTTCGTCGTAATCGAAAAGTTGCTTCTCGGTGAAATCAACAAAGTCAGAAATTTGCACGGTTCCTGCTTTCAGGTCTTTTGCAAGTTGGGGCAAAGATCTACTAGTCGCTTCGGCAAATTTTGCAACTGCCCCTGGCAATCTTTCGCCAATTTGACCCTGCAATTCTTCGGCGCTAAGTTTACCTTTGCTCAGCACTTGCACGCTGGCCCTTATGATTGCGTCTATGTCTTGTTGTGTTTTTCCAAAAGCAATTCCAGACGCAACTAGACCTCTAAAAATAGTTTCTGTCTCGGCAAGTGTTAAATTATTAGCTCTTGCCGCCACGGCAATTTGAGAAAAACCTCCTATAGTTTCTTTCAGGCTGATTGCATAATCTTTGCTAATATTTCTTGCTGTTTGAAGTAATTTATTGTATTCATCCTGCCCGTCAGAGGCCAAGGCAAGAGTTTGCTTCGCCAGATTGAGCTGAGTGGTGTACTCCGCCAAACCTGCCAACTGTTGCCTTAACTGCTCACCAGCAGCGCCAACGCCTGCTCCAACTATTGCTCCAGGAACGCCGCCTACAGCAAAGCCAGCGCCTGCTCCAAGCATTCCAAGAGGACCGCCAAAAATTCCAGCAGAAGCAATAGCTCCAGCTCCTTGTGCCAGCTGGTCTCTTCTGGGGCGAGGGCGGCGAGAAAGCTTTTCAAGCCTTCTGTCAAGTCTCTCAACCTCTTTTGTTACCTCTCGGAAGTCTCGACTAGTAGGATCTAGAACATCACGCAATCCTGCAAAAGCGGCCCTTTGGGCCTGAATGCTTGAAATGCTTTCGAGCCCTGCGCTAGACGCGAGCTTGATGTCAGAAGCAACTTTTTTGTAACTATTTCCCATCATCTCTATTTGCGCAATTGCGCCTGTCGCTGACACTTGGCCAATCGTTTTGTATAAATCACTCAGCTGCCTGACCGGCATAGAAGGTGCTGCAATATGCGCTGCTAGCGCCGCGTTGTATTCAGCGTCTGCTGCTGCCTGACCGGCAAGTATCCGCTGCTTTCGGCCGCGAGAACGCTCAACTAACTGTTCAGCTCTTCGCTGCTGCTCCGAGACTCCCTTGATTGCCTCAACGCGCCTATTGCTAATATCTATAAGCTGTTTTTCAATACCAAGAATCTCGCGTTGAGTGTCTCGATACTTATCGCTAGTAAAGTCAAGATCTTGTAAATTTGTTTTTAGTTCAGAGATTTTTAAAGAAAGTGCCGCTGTTGTTTTTGGAAGAGCGGTATCGATTTTTATAATTGACCTAGGGTCAACCACTCCACCGGCAGCAGTCTGAGCGCGAGCTATGACGCTTTGACGCGCTTGAGCTTGTCTAAAAGAATCTTCACGCTCCTGTATCTTGCGCAACTGGAGAACGTAATTGTCAGTATTGACCTTAAGGTCGGCTAGGTCTTTGTTTAATTGATTGATCTGAAGATTAAAAGCAGAAGGCTTTCTCGCAGGATATTGCGCTAAAAGCTGCGCTGCGGTAGCAACTTTTTTGCCTGTCGCTTCGGAAGTGTCTCCAACAGACTTTAATCTTTTTTCGTACCTTTCAATGTCTCTAGACAACTCCTTGTAAGCTTTGCTGCCAATCCGCGCCTGCTCTCTAACTCCTTTTAAGGCAGCAATCTGGCCTTGAATGGCTTTTTCGCTTGCGCCAACAGTTTTTGTGTAATTTTTAATTTCACTGCTAAGTTTTTCAATATCTTTATCCGAAAACTTTGTCGCCTGCGAAAGTTGTCGAAGCGAGCCCTTCAGGGCATGAACGCCCTGTATGCCAACTACCTTAAGATCTACAAGAAGGTCCTGAACGGTCTTAGCCATCTGCCTTCTTGCTGAATTCGCTTAGTGCTGCAGATTCCATGATTTGGAGACCCTCCAGCACCTCACGTCGGTTCTCCACATCATAAAGGTCAAAAAGCCCTCCGGAAACTAGCAATACCTCGTACTTGAGCCCGACGTAGCCCGCCATGCTGACTGTCCACTGGGTTTGCATCCGTAAGAACATCATCACGATGTCCCAGTTCTCCTCCCAAACTTCAAAGTGCTCTGATTCTTCTTTCTTCGGCTTAGGCAGGCTTAGCCCAAAAGCTGCAGCATCGTCATTGGTCTTGTCCTCAATGACTTTGCCGCCAGATGCCCAGTAGACAGCCGCCTCTTTTAGTTTCCCGGTTTCGCCTCTGCGTATGTCTTGGTGTAGGCCGACAACACTGCCTTCAGCCAGTCAACGTCGTCTGAGAAGTCTTCTAGCTCAGAAGTTGTGAACTTGATGTCCTTGCCAGCCTCATCTGTAATGCCCTCCCACCCAACAAGAACCTTTTTCAACAATTCAACGCCTTGCTGCTCGTCAACCTTCTCAAGCTCTGACATCTTCACACGCTTGAAGATCGCCGTAAATTCTGATTTCTCGAACTGACCAGGGTTACTGTCGCTGGGCTCCTGTACTTCCACAGGCCATTTGAAGGTTTTTACCTTCTTACGGACGAAAGCCATTACATAATTGAAACAAGCTGGCTCAGCATACACAAGAAAAGGGAGCCCGCAAAGGCTCCCTTTAGCCCACTCAACTACGAATTAGGTATAAATCAAGTCAAACTCAGCGTTCGCAGCTGAATCTGGCACGCAAGTGAAGGGGATCTCCAGCATCGCAATGCCATCAGAATCCCCATAAGACACATCGCCAATGTCCACCTTGCTAGAGGTGAACTGAACGATGTTGCCCGCTGCTGTTCCATGAGTGAACTGCAGGTTGCCTAAGGCAGCGTCATCATCGACAGCAGCAGCGAAGTAGTCCTTCGTGGCCATCAGAACAGCCTCGATCGAAACCGAGCCAGTTGCTGCGCGATCAGTGATCAGCACCTCTTTGCTGCTGCCGATCAAGTCGCGGTAAATAATCGCATTGCCCAACTCGAAGGAGAAGTTTTGCAAAGCGCCTGCGTAGGACAGCAGCTGGAAGCTAGTCGTGTTGCCATTCTTGAACAGCAGCGGATCTGCTTGATTGGCATAGGTTGGCGTCAGCATCGCGCTGTCGTCAGGAGCGTTATAAATGCCTGTGAACGAGAAATCCAGCGTTGGAATCTCGCCAACAGCGCCGCTGATCGCTACAGATCCACGGCAGCCAGTCATCTTGTGACGGACACCATCGATGTTGTAGTGAATCGTGACTGACTCAAACCCAGTGCTTACGGGGTCATAGGTGACACTAGTGCCGGCAACAATCGTCTCAGCCAAGCCACATGCCTTAAGAGCTTTACCGTACTGAGGAGCAGTACCTGCAGTGCCTGAACCAGCGAGTTCAACACTGAAAGTACACTCAACGCGAGTGTTAGCCAAAAGCTGTTGCGATGCACCGAGATAGGGGCGGATCAAGTCACGGCTCACGACATCACTACTCTGAGGAGTGATGCTTAGATCTCTGACGAGAACGGCGTCGGCTCCTGTTGGAGTTGGATCCGTGCCGTAAGTCGACTCCGTCTCGATCACTATCAGGCGTTTGCGGAGTAGCAGTGCCATCGGATGTTTCCTGTGATGGTTGTTGGGGTTGCGTCCGCGAAATTAAAGTGCGCACGCCTGTTTCAGGATCAAGGAGGTAGCTTCCGCCATGACCACTGTGTTCATCCATCATGGTAAGTGGAGAAGGTGGTTAGGTTTAGCGTAACCCTCACTCCTTACTGGGTTAAATCAGCAACCTCTGTCCGGTAGCGGATCTCATATTCACAACTGATCAGGCCCAGTGCCTTGTCAGCCTCAATAAATTCAAACTCAGTCCTTACTGGCACGATGTCATGCGCGTATCCCCCGAGAGTCAGGTCATTCATGACTTTGCTATGAAGTGACTCGACAGTGTCATCAGCCGCTTGATCTGGGATATCAGCTCTTTCAATGACAGTGATTCGGACAGTCATTGTCCAGTCCAGCTTTGGCAAGCTTGTTGTCTGAACGCAAACGTCACGGATTGGCTGCACAATTATCGCAGGTGACTCAGCGCGAGCCACAGGATCAACCCTTGTCCTATAAATCCTTGTGCCCACGCCAACAGTGTTGGTGAGAGCAGTACGGATCGCTGCCAAAATGTTTTCCCGCTTCGTCGTCATACGCCAGGCCCAGGGTCACGCCTATTCTGCACGATGTAGGCAGCACGCTTGTAGAAGAAGCTATCTGTGCTGCCCGATTGCTCTAGCAATTGCTTGATTCTAAGCCAGTTCTCATAGGTCACTTGATCCACCTATCAGTCCTTCATAAGCATTACACGCATAATTTTACCGTCGTCTAAAAACATTGGCTCACGAACTGTGTAATTGACACCGTCAACAGTCATCGTGTCACCTCGGACTACTGACGAAAAGTCAGAGCTTTTAACTACAACTGCATAGTCAGTCGTCAAAACCACTCCATCAGCAATAATTTCGTTTGGAGATTCAAAGTACCCAACTCCTGCGACCTGCCCAAGAGCTACCGGCACAGTGAAGCCTGGTGTATCGAAGAAAGCGTCTAGATCCTCTGTGAACGAAAGAGCCATATGAAAAACCCCCGGATAGCCGGGGGTGCTAGGTCAATAATCAGTTGTACTTTTTGCGTCCTAGTGCGGTGACGCTCACAGCGCCAGCACCAGTACCACCAGCAACAGTGATGACAACACGCGCATAGCGCTTGATCTCATCAGTGTTGACAGTCAGTCCCTCGACGAGAGCAGTGTTAGCGGTGGTAGTGGTGAAAGCTGCGCCAGACACATCAGCAAAGGTGCTGTTGTCAGACGAATCCTGCACCTTGACGGCATAGGTGATGCCTGAGCCACCGGCTTCAGCGTCAAGAATCAAATTGATGTCACCCTCATAATCCAGAAGGTCAACGCCTGTTTCGTTGCCAGTTGCGGTGACAACGTCGTTAGGCGCAAACGACAAGACGGTCAAAGTCCGTCGAGTGTTGCCGATGCTCATGATTCTTTAGTCCTCTTGCGAGTAGTGGGCTTTTTAGGTGGGCAAGCAGGTGCATCCTCTACTGCGGGCGCATCTTCTTGCTTGTACTCAACAGCTTTGCCGAGTCCGATCAAAGTCGCGGCGTCACTGTCCTCGACTTCCAAAATGGAGCCTGCATCAGCAGGCTCCCCGGAAATCATCACTGATCTAAGGATTTCAACCTTCATCAGGTAGCGAAGCAGAATGCACCAGGCTGTTTAACAGCAAAGTCCACGTCCTGCAACGCAATGATACGAACCGTACCAGCGGTAGCGCCTGCATAAGGATCAACAGTCAGATCCAGACCAGACCACATCGCCATGATCAACATGGAGAAATCGCCAAACAGTGCATCGTTGTTGCCCAGCTGATTGGAGACCGTCACCGGGTAGCCGTTGATCTCGTTATCGGCGAACACAAATTCGCCGCTACCAGCATCTTTCTTAGTGCTCTTCAGAGCGCCGCGAGCAGATGCGTTGACGAGGTAGCGCAGGCTGCCAGCGTCAGCGTTTGCTGCAGCAACATCGGTTTCCATACCGATGTACTCCTCAAAGGTGCCGAAGCTAGTCAAAGACTGGGTGCCAATACCAGTGGTATTGATGATGCCCAGAGGCTGGTTGGAAGAACCAGAGCCGTTGAGTCCAACACGATCAAGCTCAAGAGCAATCACGCGAGCAAGATCATCACGGACCATTGCTTCAACGTCGATGCTGGACTGCAGCAGCAGCTTGCGGCTGTAGTCAACAAAAGCACCACAGGTCTTGGGGCTCAGGTTGACTTGCTCAATGGTTTGCTGGCTCTCAGTAGGAGAAGCACCCTCGCCTACCCAGTAAGCAGTCGCACTGCTTCCCTGCTTAGGAATTGAGATGTTGCCGTTGATTCCGCTCAGGGTGGTCATGCCGGCGTTAGCCAGTGCAAGACGGTTCCGCAGCAGTTCGACGAAGCTGCCAGAGAGCAGCACATCATCAACAAGGTTGCCGCCAGCAGTGGCAGTACCAACGTTCAGGTCACGACGAAGCACCTCGTTTGGCACCACAATGCCGTTTGAGGAACGCTCGTACTGCTTAGCAGCAGCAGAACTAACTTCAATCTCATACTCAGCATCCCGGCGAGCTGAATTGTCGCCAGGGTTGGCCAGGTAGTTCAGAGCACGAATGAAGCTGAAGCGCTTAACTTCTTTTTGAGACAGACCGACATCATTAGAAGTGACGTCGGCAGAACGAATGGGTTGTTCCACTTGACGGGTTCCGATTTTTTCGAGGAATGCAGCGCGAGCTTCGTCGATAGAGTTGTCTCCATCAACCAACTCACGAGCCAGGTCTGCCATGCGGTGCTGAACACCGAGAGCGTTGATAGCGGCAACGCGGTCTTTCTCGGCCTTCTTGGCCTCCGACCGAATCACCTCCAAGTTGGGAGTTTGTTCTTCCATCACAGGAGTGGGTGTAGATGCGGTCGTGACCGCTGAACGATTTTCCTGCCTTTCAACAGGATCTTCGTCCACAATAATAGTGTCCACAGGTTGAGAAGATTCAGGCGCAGCGACCACTTCTGAGAGAAGTGAGCGTCCAATACCAATAGTAGGGTCAGCAGGAATTGAAACAAGGCTCAATTCGTGTGGTGTCCAGCTAGTGGCAAGCACTCCTTCTTCGCGTTGCTCAACTTCGTCGATTGAATAGCCAAACGAAATACCACGCAAAATGCCGTCTTTAACGTCATCTAAGTACTGTTTGGCAAATTCAGATCGCGAAAAGCGGATTTTGGCATATGCACGCTTTTTGCTGTCATCGAGGTAGGCCCTCTCCACAACACCAAGAACTTTGTCTGGATTGTGATTGAACAGGAATGGGGCTCCGTCATTAAGACGCATGAAGTTTGGCGCCTTGCTGTCGTGGCTCAACACCTCAGTACCGAAGTACCGCGTAACTGGGTACTCAGAGCTGAACGGGAACTCGAAAGTCCGCTCATCAATACTGCGGATCTCGGTGGCTTCGGTGCGCTGCATGCGCTCGCCAACCACTGAACGCTTTTTCTCTGGCTCTTCAGCACGGATCGGAGCGATTTTTGTCAGCGTGCTGAACTTATGCCCGACCTTGCGATCGGTTGCCTCTTTGTCCCGATAGAGCGTGATCAGAGCAGCTGGATCATCTTCTGTGCCAGTAATCGTGAAAGACGAGTCAGGCACGTCAATGTTGCCGTCACGCACAATGCGGTCGATTCGACCTTCGGCCCGGCCACCTGATGAATTCCAAGAGACAAAGTCTCCTGTCTTTAGAGCGTCAGGTGCCGCTCTTTCCTGTTCTTGCTCCATAGGGTCAGAGAGTTCTTCCCCATTATTGCTAATAAGTTGTCTACCCTCACGCGCTTTCTTTATTCGCTCTGAACGGGCGTCTGACCAAGACTTGCCAGCATCGCCGCCCCATGCAGCCCAAGCGACTCTGCCATTGCTCGGATAGCCCTCTTCTCCTGGGCTAAAACCCTTTCCCTGCTTATCCACAAGGTGTCTCGCGAACCACGCCGACATGGTCACCACAGTGTCGGCACTTAGCTCGTTACCGCTCAAAATCTGACTAGCGCGAGTACGTGCAACGTCTGTACCACCACCCTCACCTTCTGACTTCCAGTCGCGATAACGCTGTGCCTCTTTCCTCATGCCTTCATTAGGCATAAGGTCAATGTCAACTCCGTTTACGCTTGCCATTACTTCTTGCTCCGCTTACGACGAGCAGGCTGAGGATCCTCTGATTCGAGCAAAGACAACTGCACATCCTCGTCCGTCAGGTCTAAGTCCTTGTCTAGCTTGACCCCTGCATCAGCAGCAATCTTCTGCTCGCGCGCCAACTCTGAAACGTTGTCATCGAAATCACCGCCTGAATAGGCAATGATTTGCTGCTTAGTCATATAGCCAGCCTGCTCAGCTTCCCGGTAAGCCTTCACCTCTTTTAGTGGATCAACCCAGCTCCAGCCACGCGGCATCCAACGAGGAGATAAGTAACGCTCAGGACGCAGTTCATAGTCAGGAAAATCGCAATAGCCGCTCAAAACAGCCAAATTCAGCCACTCACGGAATACACGGTTGTGCAGGTTGTCAATCAAATACTTCTGAACAACACGCCAATGCTCTCGATCCTCAAGCAAGCTAAGTCTTGAGCTGCTGTAGTTTGTGTCGCTAAAGTCGCGAGATAGCGTCTCATAAGAGCAGCCAAAGCCTGACGCAAAACGCCTAACTTTGTTCTTCACAAACATCTCAAACTGTTGGTCAGGAGAGTCGATGTCAGGCACCGTGACAGACTCGCCGGGAGACAGATATTTAAACGTGCCAGGAGAAAATTCTGAGATTCTTTCGCTATTTTCAACATCATCAGCAATCAATTCTCCCTCGTTATTTGTGATAAACCCCATAATGCTCGCGCCAGCACGGGCGCGAATCACCGCTGCTTCTTCATAACCCTGCAGCTGGTGCGCATCAGCCATCACGCTATGAAACCACGGCACACCTCTGTTCTGACCTGGCCTTTCAGGCATAAATAGGTGAATGACATCATCTGCAGGCAAGAAAACATGCTTCCTGTCAGGTACAGGGCTGCCCTGGAAAAATGTATCTCCAGGGTGGCGAGTCAAAATTGCATAACGGACAGGACGACCCCACTCGTCAACCTCAACGCCATTCCGCCACTCATTGCCTTTCTTTTGTGTATCACCGCTATAAGACTCATCCAACAAGTCGCTTTCAATCATCTGCAGTGCTAATGGCACCTTGGATTCGCCAAAAGCACGCCTCACAATCCTAAACAATGCTTCCCCAGACTCACACATAGCACCAGAAGCTAGCCACTCAAAATCATGGAAGCTATATCGACCTGAGCAGTCACATGCGTTTGGCCGCGTCCAATAAGACCACTTCTGCTCAATCTCATTGTTAATCCTGTTGTCACGTCGATTGCCACGCAACTGCAGCACCTGTGACTGCAACTTGATGCCGGTGCCAATCACATTAATCTGCGTCGTTCGCTTTGCCTGTCTCGCATACGGATTATTCCGTACCATCTCGCGAGAACGATCCCGCAGACGACGCAGATTTCCTCGAATCTCTGCATCAGCACTAGCTTGTGTTGACATCCAATCAGACGTCAACCGAGAAACCATCGCCCCTGTATAACCGCGACGAAACATTCTCGGATTAGGCTTGCTAAGACCTAGGAAATTCATGATCGAAGTCCGAATACCCATGATCAGTTGAACCTCACGAACATGTTGCGTGGATTACCAAGGCCATTGGCGATTAGCTCAGCTTGCTTCTCTCGATTGACTTCAGCCTTTAATCGACCTTCTAGCTGAATCAAGTCCTGCAACTCATATCGTTTCAGGTTGCGATTCCCAATTCTGTATTCCTGTACGGCACCACCAGCAATCAAAGTTCTGATCGCGGTCTGTACGGCCCCTAGATCTTTCTCGACCTGAGTACGTCCATCAAACTTTGGCGTCGCTGCACCCGTATAACTGAGACTGGCCTCTACAGTCAAACTGCCGTAGCCCAGCGTCAAGCTCTCTGCACCCTTGGTAGCAATCGCCTGCCAGTACCAAGTACCAGCATCAAAGTCGCCAGTTACCGTTGCGCTGAGCGTGAACTCCCATCCGGTGCCAAACACCGTGCCAGTAGATGTATGCGCATCAGGAGCTTCGTTTGTTCTCAAGAAGTACTTGAGCGTCCACTCATCGCTTTTTACCTCATTACCAAAAACATCCGTGGAAGAGTTGTCTCTCCACTTCACAGTGTCACCAGCTCGAATCTCGCTTGGGATGTTCACAGGGACTACCAGCTTTGGACGAAATTACGGCGTTTAGGCCGCTTTTGCTGCTTAGATCCTAGCTGAGCCGGCTTATTAGGCTCATTACGCCGCTCGAACTGATCCCAGATGCTTCTTCGGTCATACTTCTGGTACAGCCGGTGCAATGCAGCGTATGCATAGACCATTTCATCCAAAGCCTCGTTTGGACTCTGACTCTTTTTTACCCAAATTCGTTGTGGGAAGCCATGGTGGTAACGTAAAATTTGACGCTCCGCCGTCAGCTCCTGCAGGTAATCAGGACCGACTGTTGGATAGAAGTGCAGATAACCAGGCCCAGGATCATTGTGCTTCAGCCGAGCAAACAACAACGACTTGACTCCATCAACGCCAACAGGATATAAGGCAGCACCATTTTTCATAGCTCGACCCTTGAAATTAATGTCAACCTTGCTGGGCTTGCCTAACGGTGGCTTGCCTTTCTGGCCCATACCCTTAATCGCAATGACGCCCATCGCTGCACGTTCCCTTGCGTAGCCATACACCTCTTGGGTGTGGTGACCACCAGAGTCAATGCAGCACACCTCAATATTTAACTTGCGACCGTCCTCTGTTTCATAAGGGTTTTGCAGTACCTCATCTAGTTGCTTCCATACTTCTGGCCGTGACGGTGATCCATGAAGAACCACTCGATTAACCAAATACATCTCCTCATCCCTTGCAAACCCCCAAACCGACAAGCTCAGTCTGTCATCCTGACAGTCACAACCACACGTCAGCAACAAGACTTCAGCTGGTGGTGTGCCTTGCTTATATTTTTCCTCTGCTGCACGTTGTAGCAGTGACTCGCCACTGATCTTGCTGGCGTATTCGTCCTCCCAAACAACTCCCAAAATAGTGTTGCACCAAGTTTTAAGTTGCTCTGCGTCATGCCTAGCATCTAAAAATTCCTCCACAAGGTTCGACCATGCTGCGTTTGGTGAATAGCTGTAAGCAGCCCAAATGTGAAAACCAACGTGTTTGCCATTCCCAGGCTTTGTTGCCTTCCATTCTCCCCGCTCAACCATCCACCTCTTCTTCGAGTGAGGAATCAATTCGCCGCATTTTTCACACTCATAACATGCTGTGGACGGATCATCGTTAAACCATTTGATCTGCGGCCAGCGCAAATACTGCATATGACCGCATTTTGGGCATGGGACATAGTATCGACGTTCGTCAGACTGCTGGTACATTCTCTCAATCCGACTGAAATCTTTTACTGTCGGTGTAGAGCCAGAAACAATCTTCCTGTTCCAGTAGTACTCCGTACGTCTGATGCCCAGCTTTATTTGATCACCCTCTGATCCAGCCGAGGGCGGATAACCGTCGACTTCGTCAAACAAGACAATCCGCCTGCTAACACGCCGGAAGCCACGCGGTGAATTAGCTCCTACAAGGCTAAGAGTTCCTCCAGGGAACTGTTTCTGCAAAATCGTATTTGCACCATCCTTTGCCTTCGCTTCACTAACCAACCCCTTCAATACAGGTGTATCCCGCAGCATTGGCGCAATCTCTTCCTTTGAATAGCCTTGCGCATCCTCAATAGTCGGCTGCACCAGCATGATGGGTGCTGGATCTTGGTGGATGTGATAGCCAATCACATGGTTCAAAATCTTCGAGTAGCCAACACGAGCTGACTTCATTACCGTCACCTGCTCTATAGCCGGGTTGGTGATGGCATCCATAATGCCTTTCTGGTACGGCAACGTGCGCCATCTACCCCCTTCAGCGCTTGATTCTGAACTTAAGAACGCATTTTCGTCTGCCCACTCGCTCAGGGTCAGTTTCCTGGGAGGCTTGAAGGCTAGAAACGCTTTTTTTTCTAGCAATCCGATGTTGGTCATTCCTCTGCTTCCCCGGAAAGGTCTTCTAGCGTTTCACGCACGATATCCTCTAAGGCTTTCATTGCAGCACTATCTAGCTCTGGAATTCGCTGCTTAGCCTTGCTCGGAATGCCGAGCATTTTTCCTCGCGCCATCGTAACAATTTCAAGCCACTTGGCCTCAACCTCCTCTGTTGGAACAAGCTTGCCTTGCTTTTGCTGCCTGTCGATCTCAAGCAGCTCTGCTTTTAGGTGCTCTGTTCTTGCCCGGCTCTCGTCATAGTCAGGAATGTATTCCTTAGTGCGACTCATTCGCGGCTCGGGCCTTCTTTCAGCAAGTGGTTTGTCTGGGGTTTTGACTGAAACAGGTCGCTGAGTGTTCTTATTCCAATCCTTTACCAATGTGTCGGCATCCAACATCGGGGTGCCTTTTTTGTCTGGATAAGTCGTGATGCGACCTCTCTTGATCGCTTGGTACACCGCCTCCTTGGTAACTCCAAGAAGCTTTGCTCCTTCTACTCGGCTGATCAGCTGCATTGACAAACTATTAGCGGTAAAATGCCCGGCTTTAGCTAAGCGGAATTAACTTCGCCAATAATAGTACCTTCGCGAACAAAGTTTGTGAAGTTATGCCTAGTGGAACCGTGCGCTCTCTTTCTTC